TTTTACAGCCACGTGGCCTCTATTTTTAATTTTGCCAACCTTAGTACTAGAAGTAAAAGTTTTCTCGTTTTTTTCTCCTATACCTACTACTGTGTATGTAAATTTGTTAATGTCGTTTACATTTTCTTTTACAAATTTTTTGTGATCAGAACGAAAGTCATAGCAATATATGTGATTGAAATAGTTTTCCATTTCTCTAGCAAACCCACCTTCTCTTGCACCAACATCTACACCGTTTCCGTTAGGTTTAATGTACGGAACTGCTAGTTGAAATGTAGTATTCCAGCGGTTGATTTTTCTCGCCCAACTATCTTCTGGACCCTTTATTTTCATTACTGTTCTTCGTCTGAGTGTAGTTCGTTTAGTAATTGTCTTAGTTTGCCACCTTCAACTGTTGCTTTAATCTTGCCAACCTCATCTCCTTTAGTTGGATCTGGTACTCTTGGTTGTGCATCAGTTTTGTCCTTGCTCACTTTAGATTTTTGTTTTAATGAATCATATATTGGACTTTTAGTTTTACCTTGATAATTTTCTTCCTCTTCTAAATCTCTAATTCTTAAACTGTCAACATCAAATTCTAAATCAACTTTTTGCCCAACACCGCTTGAACTTCTCGTTTTCATAAACTGAATTTGATACCTACCACGTTCTTTCATTGCTCTACTTGTAAAGATACCTATTACGTTGTCTGCTGTTTGTACTTTGGATAATCCGCCCGCTATGTGAGAATGGTCAAATTCAATCTCTTCAACACTTGCTCTGTTCAACTGTGATGCTGTTGCTAATAAACATTGTTTCTCAACTGCTAAATTTCTTAGTTCTTCCGAAACATATTTGTCTTTAATAAACAAATCGCTTGGGGATATTCTTTTTGATTTTGGCATCATTAGATCCAGATAATCAATTAATACTCCGTCAAGTTTCTTTTTAGTTTTAAGTTCTAATTCTTTAATATATGTTCTAATATCTAAAACAGTACTACCACTTGGCAAATATTTGATATACAGCAATCCAGATTTTTTAGCTAACATTTTAACTTTCATTTCAACATTATCTATTTCTGGAAATACTTTACGTGTTGGAATGTTAGTCATCATTGCATCTAATCTCATAGCAGTAAGTTGTTCACTTAATTCAAATGAGATATATGCAACGTTCAAGCCAGCTGTTGCCCAATTCACTGCAAGATTCTGTAAGAATAAACTTTTACCTGCGCCTGATCCACCTGCAAAAATGTTTAATTCACCTCGGTTAAAACCACCGAACAGTCTCTTATCAATGTTTGGCCAACCTGTGCTGACCTGTCCGTTAGAGTTTTTCAAAAACTCTAATCTACCTTTTGGATCTTCAAAGTAGTCTGTACCTAGATCTTTTGTCAATCCTACACTTACCGCGGCCTTCACCATATCTTCTACTGGAGCATAGTCGCCCTTTTCAAGTAAGTCTGCAGATTGTAAAATTGCACTTTCTAGTGCCTTGTGTCTGGAAAACGTTTCAAATTCATCCAATAACCAATTAAAGTGACTTGGATCTAAATCTTTTGCTGATTTTAATTTAATATCGTGTTTAGCATTAACCTGTTCAACATCAGGCATAACTTTGTATTCTTCTACATAGTCTTTAATAAATTTTGCAATAGGTTGTAATTTTCTATCAAAACTTTTTGGTGTAAAAATATTTTGTGCTCTAGCAAATGATTCAGCATCAGCTAATAGCATTTCTAAATATAACTTTTGTACATCTATATTATAATCAGCCATTTAAATCTCCACAAAATATTTTACAATAATTATTAGCAGTTTCCAACCGTTTTGTCGATTCATAAAAATTTACCACGTCTTTATCCGTTAAAATATCTTTAATTTTTTTATTTTTAATATTGTATTTTTTATTTCTAGGGTTCCACATTGTTTTATATGCAATCAAGTAAGTTCCTATATAACAACAAGGATAAAAGTCACCAAACGCCGAAATGAATATAAAGTCTTTTACTTTACCGTGCTTTAGACATTGAGGGCTCATTTTTTCAGGTGCTTTACCTTCCATAATCAGAGATCGTGTATTTTCCTCTGTTGATCTATATTTTTCACTTGGTATCAAATTTTTATCATAATTTGGATCAAAGCCTTTAATACTAGTAATTATTCTGAAGTTATTAATGCCTAAAGATTTTGCCATTGTTTTTGCTTCTTCAATTTGATGCTCATTGTGTTTAAAGACTATAAATTTCCATACTGATTGTACACCCGAAGCACCAACTATTTTTAAAGCTCTAAGCACTGTTGGCCATTTAGAATTTACTCTGTACAAATGATTAGTATCCTCAAGTCCATCTATACTAAATTCTATCTCATCAGTTGGTGATAAAATTTCTACAAGATTTTGCCAAAAAGATTCTCTTTTGCCACTTGCGTTAGTTGTTATTTGCACACGTATTTGCATATTTTTAATTCTTTTGACTAACTCAAGAAACTTTGAGTGGTATATAGCATCACCAGTGTTACCTTCAAAATGAACTACTTCTGTGATACCTTCTAAAAAATTACAGAGAACATCAATGTCCATTTCTTGTATTTGTTTCACTTTTGGAAATTGTTTTTTAAACCAAGTACGTGGACAACCCGAACAGCCAATTATACATTTATTAGTAATTTCAATATTAAATTTATATTTGTTATCCATATATTTTTCTTTTCAAATCGATTTTTAACTTATTAGTTTCAGTACTTTTAAGTATCGATTGAATTGTAAATAGTCTGCCATATTTGTTCGTGGCTTCAGCAACGTCATGTATTTTTTTATTCCATTCCGGAAATGCAACACCCCAACCAAACTCAATTGCTTGATTAATTAACTTTTGTCCAGGTTTATCTTTGTCTGGAACAATTATAATTTGCCTGTTTAAATTCTCAATCAACTCTTTTTGTGTATCATTTATCTCTGATCCTAATATGCTGACACCAGAAACGGCAATAGCATCAAATGGGCCTTCTGTTACAATTACAAATTTTCTTGTCCAGTCTTGTGCGTCCATATTAAAAACATATCCTGGTTGAACATCTGTATAATATTTTATTCCATCTTTTGGATCAAAGGAATGTTCTTGTAATCTTCTTCCTGTATATCCAACTACTTCCCCTTTCCAGTAAAACGGAATTATTACTCTGTTCGCCATATCAAAAAAAGGATCAGACGAATACATAAAGTCATACCATTCAGCACCAATTCCTCTTCCTTCTAGATATGATAGTAATTTGTCAACTAATTGTTTTTGTTTGCTACTCAACGTTGCTTTTACAACATATTTTTCACCGTCCCAAACTTTTTTATCAATATATCTATCTAACCACCATTCTAATCTGTGACAATTAGCTGGCAATTTTGTTTTGTTAAATCCTATAAATCATTTCCTTTTAAAAGATTCAACACCCGACTCCTCTTGACGTATTGCTTCAATTGTCAACTTTTGTATAGTTTGGTCTGGAATACCAAGATATCCCATAAGCAATCTCATTCTTTGTGAAAGTCGTCTACCAATTACATAACTTGTTTTAAATCCACAATTGAAACAGTGATAAGATGTAGTGCCATCAGCACTAGTCATTATTCCTCCACGTTTCTTTTTGTCTTGTGTTTCTCCATTATGAATACAACATGGAGCATTAAATGATATCCACCCAGACGGAGTTTTCTTTCTAGCCGCAGGTAAAGACGTCAGTATCGTTGACTGGATCAGGTTCATACAGTACTATTTTACTGTCTATATAGGATTTTGTCAATGGTTCCTGTATTATCAGTTGCATTATCCCAACTGAATCTTACCGAATGGTAAACACCGGTAAAGTTATAATAGTATACCATACTTGTAGGCAAAATATACGATACAGTACTTGATGCCTCACCATCTAAGGTAATATCAAAGAAGTCAGCATCAGCAGGACTTGATGCCATGGTACCTTGTACTTTAATATCTCCTGCAAAATCTTGAGTGTATATTGCAATAGTATGTAATGCTTTATTATTATTAATACCAGGTTTAGCATCTATGGCACTAGATGTTTTTGCTAAAGGTCCGCCTGTTCCTGTAAATTGTGTAACAGAAGTACTTGCAACAAATTCTGGATAAGCACCATCTAATACCTCAATACTACCAGCGGCCGCGTATCCTGTATCAGCATAAGTTACTTCTCTGCTTAAATCTGATTTAACTTCACGTACAGCAAAATTATAAAATTTAGCATCTAATGGTAATAAATCACCTTCGGTAATTGTGCAAGATGCATCTCCTTTAGTGCTTACTGTAGACCCATCATCTAAAATAGTGAGTGTTTTGGTTAATACGGACTTTTTGGTCTCTGTATCAATCATATTAAATTCGTAGGTTTTTGAAGTAATATCCTGTGCCTTTTGATCCTCATTTTTAAAGGTAAAAGTGACAGGGTTTGATACCCCTCTATGTAGTGTTAAACGTCTATCGTACACTTTTGAGTTCCTTCCGTGATAACCATTTATATAGCATATTACCAAGTTTGATAGTAAATACCTTTGAACTGTTTGCATAGTACATATTTAACAGTATTTATGGATATACGATGAGTGAAATTTTTAAGACATTAAGGGACAAATTTCCTTTTTTAAGCCTAATTAGAAAGGGTGATTTGGAATTTGTTGGTATAGTTCAAAATCAAGACAATAATGTAATCAGCTTTTATGATTATGGTAGATTAATGAATCCACAAGATAAAATGAGATATTTGAAATGTGGTGAAATTTGGTGGTACGAGTCTAATAGAAAATTACCAATTAACATATTCCTTAAAGGAGATTTTAGATATTTCCGTTCAACATTGGTAACTTTAAATTCAAAAGATATTCAAATAGTCGAAGGCCCAACTGTTAAGTTATCTGAAATTTCAAAGAAACGGGTAAAAAGAAGAACTATCCAATTAGTCAGAAAACCTGTTTAAACTTTTCCGTCTGAATTAATATATTTTGCGTAATATATCGTTAAAGGATTATCTGGTTGATAATGTAATCCTTCATCCATTGATTTTTTTGAGCGATGATTGGAGTTTTTCTTTTTGGATTTTTTAGTGGCTTTACGTTTTTTCCTGTGTTGCACTAAAATTATATTTATCACGTGATAATAAATTTAGTTGAACTACGATTGCATGAGCATAAGCAACTGCGTGTGATTTTTTAAAGAAGTAACTACCATCACTTGGTTTATCCCATACTTCCTTTAATATAATATCCCAACCCATATTCAGCAAATATCTTTTTGCTGGACGTATTATAGCTAATACAGCCGCAAGTTGTTCTATTGTTTTTGGTTTTAGTGTTGAAACTATTTTATAATGTCCATTTAAATGAAAAAGTTGGTCAACAATTTTCTCATCAGTAAGTAAGTCCCAATTTGGTTCTTGTATCATAAGTTCTACAAGTTCCTGTTCTGATTTTATGTTTTTATAGATACCAACATTTAAACAATCAATTTTAAAGTAACCTCTGTCTTCAGCATTTTTATAATCTAAAGTTGAATTTCCTGTTATTGGATGTTCTGGTACCGCATGAAAGTAAACACCAGTTTTGTGTTTTTCGTGTGTTTTGTCATTAATAATAGACGCTGGTGTATGTTTAAATAATTTTAACACACCGTCTCTATCATGAAAATCTATATCTACATCAGGCATTATTCTGTTCCTTGTGGCCTTTCTTTCCATGATCTAGGCTTATAAGTTCCGTTATGAAGTGCCTCCATGTTTATTGCTAACTGTTTTTTATGTTCGGCTGTTAATCTTGCTTTTTTCTTTTCCATATTTTTTAAAACTTGTTCCACATTACTTTGTCCTGTAATAATTTGTGCTGTATTCAACATTGCCATCATGGGCAATCCAAATACAAAAATAAAAAATAATATCATTATTATTACAAAAGTTTTCATTAGTGTAAACGTTTTTTTACTTTTTCGTCATGGTATCTTATAAATTCATTTTTAGTACCCGGCTTTAATATTTCTAAAACTTGTAACATCTTATGATAGCCAACACTTTCTTTTACTTTTGCGTTCATATCTGGCATACAAACTTTACCAATATCACCGTTGTGTTTAATGTGTATTATCATATCTCCGTCTTCAAGATCAAAATCTAATTCGTCATCAATGTCGATTTTAACCCTACTCAACTTTTGCCTCCTTAGCAGTTTCCTCAACGAATAATAAATCTGCTGGATAACTTTTAAATTTTGCATTCCAATATTCTGGATTAATAAATCTTGCAGTCATTTGTAATTGTTCGTCTGTAAATGATTTTAGCATTTTTTTACCTGCGTTGCAACCTAACAATAACCATGGAGATATTTTTCCTTGTTGTATATGTTGCACTGCTCTATTAGTGTTAACTAGTCTAAAATAATCTGACCATTGTGCGTGTTGCTCTTCTGCCCAATCCATCATAGTGGCAATACTTCTACGTAGTGCCGCCTCTACAGGTTCTACTTTGAGTGTATCAATTAAATATGATTCGTATAAATCGTCTCTAGACCAATGGTCTAATTTTATTTTTGACAATATTACGTAATCAATATATTTTTCTGGATATAAAGGATTTATATGCATCATGAATCTTCCAAACTTTACAAATGCATTATAGTATGAACTTTTACAAAAATCGTCATACGTTTTTTCTTTCATGTTATTTTGGTGTATTTGATAAAATCTTTGAAATACCATGAAGCCATTTTGTACCCATTTCTCCCCTTTTTGTAGATATCTCCTTTTTGGTTCACACATATGAACTTGTAGTGTTCGTTCACGTGTAAATTCTTTACTACAATAGGTGCATTTATTCAGATTCGATGCCATGCGATTTTAGTAATTCCTCCAATTCTCTATCCGTGATTACCTTATCTAATGTTTCGAGATCTGTTTCTTTCATAGTTGGATATAGTTGTTGTAATTTTTTTAAACTTTTATTTGGTACACGTTTCATTGGTTTAATCCATGGATGAAATTGTTGTTTAAGTGCACCACACATAGAAGTTAAAATCCATAATAATTTTTTATGTTTTCCTAAACTAAAACAGTGTTTGTTAACACATTCATTAACCATTTCAACATAGTGTTCAACATAAAAAGGATCTTTAGATGAAACATTTGAAGCATATCTCATTAACATATAAGGTGAATACAACGATCTTTCGTGATCGTCTATTCGGTCATAATAGTCTTTATTTCTAAAGTCTACTGCTTTAAGACCATTTCGAAGTTCGAAAAATTTCCTTTTGCTTTTCTCTGTCATATTTTAATCCAAACATTGTACACTCTTTTGGTGTTCTAAAACAGAGTGTAAGTTTATTAGTTTTCATTTTTATTTCCGTAAATACCATTTTTTCTTTTCTCATCCAACCAAATAAATCTTCCGGCCAATATCTATCCATCCAGATGTATGCACCTTGCACTTTCATAATAGGCGCTTCAATACTAACGTGCTTTCTACCAGACCGAGCCATATTCAACCATTTCACATTGTCTTGAAATATCTTTTACAAAATAAGCACATACAGGATTTGGACCTTTTGTTAAAGGAACAGCAAGTAATTGCCCTGATTTTATTTTTGGGAAATACCATTTAACTTCTGTATAGATATCAACAACATCTATTGGAAGAAAATCTGGCTTTGCACTAGATAAAGGATTAAAAGTAAATGCATCAAATCCTCTATCATTTAAACTTGTGATAGGTAGTACGTGCATTTCCGGTTGTCCTAATTCTCCTATTAACATTTTCCAATCTAAAGGCATTTTAATTTTATATTTGCCAATTTCTAATATAGCCGCAGGTGCATTAAAACTTTCTAAAAATATTAAAGGTATGTAAAAGAAATCTGGATTTTCTGGATCTGAGTTATCCATTACTGCAAACCTTAATTGTTCATCAACATATTCAGGTATTCTTTCTAGTGTGTATGTTCTATTTTCCAGTGTAAGGATTTTCATAATCTATCTTTTCTATATTATACGGATAATTTGCCTCTTTGTAAAACTTTTTTCTTTGTGTTAAATGCCTTTTTGCAAACTTGCAACTGCTGGTAATATCCCAAATTTGTACATTATCTTTATCTTCTGCTTTACGTATGCCTCGTCCTATGCTTTGTATTACACGAACAAAGGATTTACCTGGTTCAATAAGAACAAGGTTGAATATCCTAGGAATATTAATCCCCACAGAAGCCACTCCATATGTGGCAATAATGATTTTATTTTGCGTTGTAGACACTTCATCGTAGTGCTCTTTCCTTTCTAATGTTTTAGTTGATCCTGATATAAACACAGAACCTTTTAATTTTTTTTGTAGTATTTCCCCCGCGGATATTCTGTCTACTAAAATTAGTGTGTTACCCGATAACGAAATATCTTTTATTGTTTGTGCAATCCAGGTTGTCCTGTTGCTATCCGTAGTTAGCCATTTTAATTCTTCTTGGTAGTTTTTGAACATTGGGTGGTCTTGTGTTTGTAAAACATTTACGTGGCAGTTTGCAAGTACTCCTTTGTCTTGTAATTCCTTAGCAGGTAACTTTTTTATTACGTCACCAATTGAAACTTTAATCCCCATAAATTCAAATTCTGCTTTAGGTACTGTGCCTGTTAGTCCCCAACGTATACCGCAGTGTGCAAATGGTCCGGTTAATAATCTTTTAAGCACATCTGCTTTTGCCATATGTACTTCGTCTATTATTACTGTATTAATACCATCACAAAATTCTTTGAACTCGGTACTATGTTCATTTTTTGCTTTTTTCTCAAGTACGTTTAAACTTTGCCAGGTTGCAATAGTATTATATCTTCCTACTTCTTTCCGGTCACCATAATAAACGCCTGTGTCTAAATTACAAGCAACAAAGTCTTCTTCTGTTTGTGTAACTAAACTTTTGTTTGGAACTATTGTTATTGTTCTTCCATATGGTTCAACTAATTGGCATAATGCCGCAGTAATAATAGTTTTACCTGCTCCAGTGGCAATCTCTTGTATAGATTGTGGATTTTCAATAAACTTGTTTATGGTGTCCACTTGATAGTCTCGTAATTCTATATTTTTTCCTGCTTCAGGATGATTCTCTGGCCATTGTATATGTGACAAATAATTTTTGTCTATTGCTTTAAATTCAAAATTATGTTGGATTCTTTTGTCCTCAAAGTCAACATAAACTCCTGCTTCTTCTAGTATTGGAAGTACTTGGTCAACTAGATTTAGATAAGTTGTACCACCTAATCCAAAAAAAGCAATTTTGCCGTCCCATCTTCCTAATTTAACAGAAGGTAAATGATAGGCATATGGAACTTGATATTTGAATTTATTGTGTAGGCGTTGTCGCCATTTTAAATCTAAATTTTCAAATTTAACGTTTACTTCGTCTTTTATTACCAGTTTACATGAACTCATAGTTTTACTATAATGCTATTATCATTCCAAGAATACTTACTTGGCTCATGATCATTATAATACAACGTTTTAGGTAAATTTTCAAGATATAATTTTAGTCTGTCAGTACCAGACGCATAATAACCACCGCCTAATGCAATTAATGACAGTTTTGGTTTTATTTTTGATTTTACTAATGTTTTTGGTATTCTATTTCTTACAAAAAGCACTTTTGTTTGGTCGTCAATGTATTTGAATTGTTTGCTTAATTGATGAACTTCAAATAAAGTTTCAAACTTATCATCGCTCATTTTACCTACGATATTATCACTATATTCAAAATCCTCATTATGTCTTTTTGGTTGTTTAATATCAAACCCAAATGCAAGATTTTTATTTTCTATACCGTGTCTCTCAAATGTTTTAAGCCAGTTATTCCATTCGTCTGCGTCTTCTTGTGTATTAACATCGCCAGATACCGGCATAATAATTGGAAAACAATTTAGTTCCATAAACCCAGCCATAACTTGATCTCTGCTGTATTGATTTTTATCTATCCACATTTTATTATAATTTGCATGAGCAATTTTTCCACCTAGTTCAGACCAAGATTTAACTTTAATTCCTTTAGACGGTAAACCAAAATTTTTTAAACTATCTAGTTGTATTAACGTTTTTTTATCTTTAAAATTATTATTCCAATATTCAGATAACGATTGTGCCGCATGGTCAATAACAATTTCGTTTCCTACTAATCTTGCTGTTGGGTGTTTATATCCTTTAATTTCTTCTCTTACTTGATAGAAATCATCTAAAAGAGTTTTATCAATAAATTTAAAATCGTATCTAATTGCTATTAAAGTTAGATAATAAGTCGTAACATCAGTTTGTTTAAATAACCATTTTTTACTATCTCCGTCGTAGTGTGAATAACCTGCAGGCAAACCTTTTCTATCTTTTAATATTCTTATCAAAGAAATAATTTTTTTATTATAAGGAAAACGTACTTCTATTTGTTCTATTTCGTCTTCGTCTATAAATTTTTCTATGCTTTTTTCAAAGCTGATTATTCTAAACGGATCATCATACTGGGGATTATCCAATAATTTTTTGATATCCATTCCATGTGATTGGAATTTTGTTAGATATCTTTTGAGAATTACTAGTGCTAATTTGCCCTGTTTTTCAGTCCAGGCATATTGAGAATCGCATAATGAGTTTACAGTTTCTCTGTCTTTTGGATGTGGGTTGATATGCGATTTTGGTGATTTTGGGCCAGGTGCCCAAAAATAATCGTTATATGCTAATATTTTAAGTGCTTCGTTAATAGTTTTTGGTAAATCTGTGTGCATTTCGCTCATAAGTTTTTAGATAATTAATAGTATAACATAATGGTAATTTTTGTCAACCTATGAAAAAACAAGTATTAAGTAGAAGAAAACACCTAAAAAGACAGTTCAAAAAGTCATTAGAACTGAAACAAGATATTGCGGGTTATAAACCTACCCTTGCTGTTGCGGCATTTTGGTACAGAAAGTTAAATGGACTATTGTTTAATAATAAATTACCTGGGTGTTATATTGAAATTAAAAAATTACATTATGACTGGGGTAGATGTGTTGTTGATTGGGACAATAGAAAAACACCAAAAGGAAGATTTAATCAAAGGATAATTCCTTATCATATTCCTACAACTTACCGTATTGAGTTACACAGCAAGTATCCAAGATGGAAAGATTTTATTGAAACTTTAGCACACGAAATGGTGCATTTATATCAAATGCAAATTATGAAAGATCCTTATTCAAATCATAATCAAAATTTCTATTCTTTTAGAAATAAGTTTAAAGCGGTTGGTTTAAGACTTTATCGTTAAATTCTTTGTAAGTCATTAAAAAACTATTCCCAACATCGTAGCCTGTTTGTAAGTTGTGCATATATTCTGGCGGGTTATCGTGTACAATAGTAAATTTACAATAAGGTCTTTTCTTTAAATGATCCCTATACCATTTTAACCAATTATCAAATATTGTATCGTCGTTTCTAGGTCCATAGTTTTCAGTATCCTGGTATATATTGTTTAATTGGTTTCTTCCATATTCTCTAAAATCAAATCCTATTAGATATATGTTTTGGTGTCCATGTACACAGGCAGTCCATATTGCTTGATTACCGCTTATGGAATATGGATTATTTGGGATTAAATGCAGTACAGGTGGCCCACCTTTAGGGTGTCGATTAACTTCAAGCGACGGAGCATAGTGAATACATTTTTCATAAACTTTTTCTTTAACCATTTCATTAGTAACTTTTAAATCAATACTAAAAATAAAGTCTGGAACAAAATCTCGATATAAAGCATTACAACCATATGTTTGTCCTGTTGTTTTTAAAGTTTCTAAATCAAAGTCTTTACGTGAAGGTCCGTTTCCTATAATATATGCATTACCTCTTGGAACTGCTTTAACTCTATCTTCGTAATATGCTTTTTCTAAAATTTTTTTACCTTTTCGAATAATAGTATTAACGACAATAGTTTCACCCTTATAAGGTTTCCATTCTATAGGTTCTATTGGTCCACTGCCTCCGATTACTGTTGGCATTACAAATATTTCTCCTTCAATCTATTTTTAATTCTTTCCCATGGTAAACCCTTTTCAATCTCATTTGTCCACCATTCAGTATATGCTAACTGATTTGCCCATGTTTGTCTATCTGGCATTTCTGGATTATTAATTTTTGCAAGATCTTTATTACCAACATCATAACTTAAACTAGCCTCTGAAACAAATACAGGCACACCATTAAACACAGATTGCATCGCTGGATTGCTAGAATAATTTACAACTGCCCATGCAGAATTAAGTCTTTGAGAAAAATCTGTATCATCATATGTTTTATTATCTCTAATTGGATATATTATTTTAACATTTTCAAAATTGTTAGTATTAATAGCAATACGGTTTCGTGGATGTGGTCTAACTATTATTGGTCTGTTTGTGTATTTTCTAATTTGAATAATTTGTTGTTCAATCCATTTTTGCATTGGTGGATTATTACGCCATTGGTGACTGTTATGATGTTGACCACAAATTATTATTTCATTTCCGTTTTGTCTCCATGGCTTTAATTCTATATTAAATTTTCTCCATCGATTATTATCAAAGTTTTGATTTGCAAAGTCGGCTTCTCGATTTATACCATTTATTCCAATCTTCCAAGTTTCGTTTCTTTTAATTCCTCCAACTTCAATTACAATAACAGGCTTGTTTTGTGCTTTATATTTTTCGTATATTGAACGATACTGTGACATTCTTCCTTGCCAAAGCACACTCCAAATTACTGCAACATCACTGTTTGTATTTTTGTTTACATGAACTTCCTCACCAGAGTTTTGTAAACTTTTTATAAATGCTTCAAAGACTGGTTTTGAATTTAAAGGTCCATGCTTTGGCCATATTTCTATTTTCATAAACTTGGTGGAACCTTTTTCCAGTAGTCAACATTTAAAATGTCTGCAGGTGCATTTGGGTTTGCTTTTAAATCGTTTTTAGCAGACGTACCGTGTTTTTTTCTTTTTCCTTTCATGTGATCCATGTAAAGTCCTAACTCACTATTAACAAATACATGATGTCCTCTAACACCTTTCCAATACCCAATGTCGTTTACTTTGATTGCTTTTTCTTTTTGATATTTTTTAGTTAAATGCCAAAACACAAAAGAGTCGTGCCATTCTAATAATTTGAATACATCGTCGGTTACATATAATTGTTCCCATTCGTTTACAAAATTTTGTACTTCAGGGTGTTTAAGATTATAGCCAACAAATCCGCATTCTGGATATTTGCCTCCATCACGTAGTTTTGGATTTTCTCTACCTAAGTAAGTAACCATAGTATCTGTTGGTAACAATGATTCAAAAAAGTTTAATGGAACAGGTCTAAAAGTAAATGTGTCAGCATCAATCCAAACAACATAATCATAATCTTTTGAATTACGTACACCGTTAACCACACAAAAAACTTTGTTTGCAAAACGCACAGCCGCCCAAAGATATGATCCTTTATTTTTGTCCATGCCACCTTTCTTTTGTAACTCTGCTGAACGTCTAACGCCGCCTGGTATTTCTTGCAATTCTCCATTTGCAACAGGATCGTTTTTGTGTTTATTTTTAAATTTAAAAAGTTCCGGCTCTGCAGAATTTAAATCGATCCATTGCAATCGATCATAATTGCATTTTGGTTTTGGTTCTTCCGCGTATACTACTATGTCAATTTCTTTTGGAAATTGTTCAGCCATAGACTCAATTCCTTTACGAGAATATTGTTCCCAAGTACCTGGTTTGTATGATGTTATTACTTTAATTTTCATTTTTTAATATTTAATTTTAAAAATACATATTATATTTTTTCATCCAGTCACTAAAAATCCAAGCAGGTACTAGAGCTTTTCCTGCCTTTTGACTAGCTCTTATAATATCTAATCCGTGTTGTTCTTTCATCCTATCTTTATAAAATTTTTGTAAAGTTGTATCCATATTTTTTGTTAACCAATGGCCAACTGGTACAGTCCATCCAGTTTTCATTTTGTTAATAATACTGTTTGGTAGTATGTTTTTATAAGCTCTTTTGGTTAAAATTTTTGTATCAGCCTTATCCATTCCCATTTTTATATTAGAGTGCATACTCATACAATAATTCATAAATGTTTTTGTTGCTAAAGGAAAACGTCCTTCCATACTATATGCCATTCCGTATTTGTCGTTTCTGTTAAACATTTCTTCCGGAACCTGTGCAACACAATCAAGTGCCATATACGATCCAATTGGGTCTTCTGGATTCCATAAATCACCAGTATAACATTTTTTAAATTCTTCTAATAAAATATTATCGTCTATAGGAGTTTCAGTTAACATTAATGGTCTTTTTATTCTATGTAACCAAAGTTTTAATACATCGTCCCAAGTTTTAAGTCCGTTATCTAAGTTTTGTTTTTTCAGCCATTGTAGGCTTCTCATCTTCCAATATTTTGGATACCCAGCAAGTATCTCATCTCCCATATCACCAGCCATGGTTACAACTATACCGTGTTGAGATAAAACTTTATTTGTGTAATTGTACATAGCCATACTAGGATTATATACTGGTTGTTCCATATAGTAGATACTGTCATCCCAATTCTCAATAAAATTTGTTGGTGTAATTTTTACTTCTGTGTGATTAAAATTATTTTTTTCTGCTAATATTTTTGCACAGTTGGCGTCACTATTATAGTCTTCATCGACTACTACATTTGGTTCCATTTTGTTAGTAAAAGAATTTACTTCACCTTTAATTTGTTTTAATTCGTATGCAACTAAACTAGAATCTAACCCTCCACTTAAGAATACACCAATTTTTCTTCGTCCAATACTACACATATCAACAGTTTTACGAGCCATAGATTTAAATTCAACCATATCAAACGTTTGATTATTGCTAGTTGGTTTAATGTGTATTCTATGATATTGTTTTATTCTTTTATTAGCCACGTCATATATTAGTGTTTCGCCTGCTAATAATTTTTTAATACCTGTAAAGAATGTATTTCTTAATGCATTAATTCCTGTTTTCCCCATGAAACTTACTGCCAGGTTGTCAAGTTTCCGGCATCCTGGAACTTTGTTTAGCATACCTTTTAGTTCAGATCCAAAAACTAATCCTTGTTTTGTTTCAGCATAAAATAAAGGTTTAATTCCAGCATGGTCTCTAGACAACCAAAGTTGTTGTTCTTTAACTTTATAGTATGCAAAGCCATGCATAGAATCTATCTCATCGAGAAATTTTAATCCAAAGGTATCTAAACCCCAAGCAAGAAGTTCAGTATCACATTTTGTAGTATCTTTAAACTCTTTATACTTTTGTTTTAGTTCGTAATAATTAAAAATTTCTCCATTGTATACAAGTATGTTTTTATTAGGAGTAATCCAAGGCTGTGTTGACATATTTGATTCAGCCATAATGCTTAAAAGGTTATGTCCTAAGGTAACATTATCGCCCTTCCAAATACCTTGTCCGTCGGGTCCTCTATGCTTACAAGTTTTAATATATTGATCTATAAACCCGTAATCTTTATCAGTTATACCGTATATTCCACACATTATAATCCTAACTTTTGTTTAAAACGTTTGAACACTGTACCGTCTTTAATTTCTTTTTCAGTCCATTGTTTATAACCCAAGTCATAAACCCATTGTGTTCTGTCTGGATATTTTGGATTTTCTATATCTTCTAGCCTAGTATTTGCCACAGGCCAACAAATCGCAAGATCGCTGGTAACAAAGGTAGGGATTCCACGAACGCAAGAGTCGATACTGGCAGTAGAATTGTGAGTAATAATAGCATGACAATTATTTAATGCCTCTTGGAAGTTGAATCTATAATGCTTTTTCTCATCTCCACTAAAAAATTTTTGTCCTATAATAAGTTTACAATCTTTAGGGAATTCATCTTTTCTATTTTCCATTGCCGCCATATGGTTTGGGTGTGGACGAATTAAAAATTTTCTTTTAGTTAATGGTCTTAATTTTTTATATACGTTGTTAAACCAATCGATTGGATCTAATTCGTTCATGCTCCAGTTGTCTTTTGGTTGCAATACAAATAATATTGGATCGTCTGGATTAGATTTTCTCCATGGCTCATATTTTATATTCCATATTTTTTTCATGTGTTCCCATCTATCAGGTGGGCTATTATCACTTAAAAAATTTCCGTTATTCATTGGAGAATATAATGCTACACGCCAGTGGTGATTAGGATCTGTTATTGTATTTCCAAAACTAGATAATATACCACCGTCAAATGTAATAATGTAAATGCCTTTTTTCTTTGCACGTTCAACTAAATCTCGTCTACGTCCTTTGGTGTGATGCATTTGGTTTGATCCACCATAACCAAACATACAACCAATTGGTGCAGTGGGTTCCATTTCGTCTTGAGTCCACTCACCGGTTTTGTGTTCGTTAACTGTTACAGGATTATCACCACAAGCCTTAATGCCTGCCGCCATGTGTTGCAGAAGTTCCCAACTAGCACCTCTGCGTCTATCTTTAACTGTTCTTCTAAATATTTCAACGTCCATCTAATATACTTAATGCCCACCCGTTTCTAAACTCCTCCTGAGTGAATTGTCCATATGCTAAACTGTAAAACACAGGTTCTCTATCTTTATACACTGGAGTTTCTATTTTACTAAAGTCTGATTCACAAATAGATACACAGGGATTTTCAAAGTTACTAAAACAAGGAACTCCGTTGTGTAATGCTTTAATTGTAATTGAACTATTAAAAGTTACAACTGCATGGACTTGATCCCATTCAAATGGTCTTTCAGGTTGTTTATTTTCACTAGGTCCTGGTAGCATTCTGCCTTGTTCGTCTATAAAACTTTTTGGGTTATATGGTTTTTCTCTTACAATTAGTTCTCTATCTGTACTTGCTTTTAAAATTTTTAAAGTATCCTCCAACCAATTAGGAGCACCAAAATGTAATGCCATACTATGACTTGGTGGTACAACTAATACATACTTTCCGTTTTTATGATAAGGTTTAATTGGGTCACCTTTGTAATACTTTTTATATCGGTCATCGGGTCTGTCCTCAACAAATGTTTTAACGTGTTCATTTTTTACACATCTCATCCAATAAGGCGTACCCCTACTTTCTCCCCAATAAGGTCTATCAATATAATAAAAATCTTTTTTATTTTGTTTTGCCCAGTTGTATACAAGGTTAGTACCACGTAAAACGCCCATAAAAGTAACCTTTTCACAGTCAGTTGAATTTAATAGCTCTTGGTAAGAAACAATTTTACCACGCATACCTCTATTCATAGAATCAATATATTTTTGGGTATTCACTCTTTCTGTTTTTACTGCGTAATACATATTGTAATTTTAACTTGTTCTAATCTAAATGTCTAATTAAATCTTTAACATTTACTTTAAAATTAATTAAATCGCTAAATCTTTTTATTCCTGCTGGTTTTTTATTATTTCTTAAAGCAATAGGTACTGTGTCTGCTAGGTAAATTTGATGTTTTAATCCAAGATGATGTGATAATATTGGATAAACCTTTTTGCTTATCATTTTTTTATCTTGTATTTCTATAACTTTGGTTTCGGGTTTACACCATAATAAATTTGTAAGTCCTGCTCCGTGTGCCGCTACAATATGAGTTGCTTCTGCAAATGTTTTCATTTGTTCTTTTATTGTCATGTTTTCTAAAGCAACAGTTTCCCAACCTTTTAATGCTAAAATTAATTCATCAGAATTCATTATTCTTCTTGTTTTTGCTCCTGGACGTAATACAATAATTTTTCTATGAGGCGTAATACCTTTTAGTCCTGTTGATCCTTTAAAATGTCGTAACCACGGTGCTAGGTGCGGAGTGATAACACCGTCCTTTGAATTACTTAAACTAGGTACAAGCAAATGTTTGAATTGCCATACTTCGTTTTTTGGCATCACAACAACTTTTACTTCTGGAATTATTTCCTTAATTACTTTGTTAAGATATTTGCTTTCGTTTGCAATGATAAAACAATATTTTGTAAAATCTGTAGACCATCTTTTTTCCATTAATCTAAATTTAGATATAACATCAATCCATATGTGCCATGGATTATTAGCACTTTCTTTATCAATGGGCAACCATACGTAAGTGTATCGTTCACCAAACTCTTGGGTTACGTGTGGCAAATCTAATTGTACTTCATCTCCCCATTCTTTCCAAAGTTTGTGTGATTTGTTGGGTTTAAATTTACTTGCGTGAGTTAATCCCCATATGTAATTGGTAATAAGTTTTTGACCCATTGTTGCTAGTAAAGGACAACTATGTATTTTACAATTATGAAATTCTGCAACAAACGTTGGTAAACTTGTAAAATGTGGATCAATATCCTCGTGATAAGGTACAGTGTAGTCGTAGCTATTGTCTACAATTTCCCATCTATCTAAAAAATACTTTATTGAATCAATGTTTTTCATGGTTTGCAATAGTCAAATAACTAGTATATAATTATTAAATTATGCTTACCAATCTATTCATTAATGGTTGTTCTTTCTTAACTTATAGACCTAGAGACGGTGTTAATACCCATTGTGGCATTGAATTAGCTAAACTTATGGAGTTAGAAATTGCTGTAAATCTTGCAGGAGGAGGAAGAGGATCAAAAAGGTTAATGTGGACAACAAGAGTTTGGTGTGAAAAATTTCCTGCAGAAGCAAGTAAATGTTTTTTCTTAATAGGCTCTAGTGGCGGTAATAGATTTGACTATCCAACAAATGACGGATATAAAAAACATAAGTTTCCTACAATGGAAACAACTTGGAAAACTTGGGATCCAAATAGAGATAATCATACTAAAGCATTTGTCAAATATTTGTTTAAAGCAGGTGCAGATTTAGAACAAATGACTCAAGTAGAATCAATATTGGGTTTATTAGATTTACAAGATTTTTTTGAAAATAAAAAATATCCATATGTTTTTTATAATACATTATCAGATGCAAAAATTACTAATCCCGATGTTAAGTTGTTGTTTAATAAAATTAACAAAAATAGATTTTTTAAACCAGAAACTAGTCATTTAGATTATACTGTTGAAAATAATCAACAATGTAAATCTGGTGATCCTCACCCCAACACCGAAGGACATAAAGAGTGGGCAAAGCAATTAAAGGAATTTATAGATGCTAACAATCTACGCACCATTTAATAATCCAAAGAGTAAAGCCTGGGAAGTTTTTAATGGTATAAAAGAATCTTGGCCTGAGCAAGTTGCTATGGCTGATAATAGTGTGGCTACTGAACCATTACCAAATTCTATGTTTTGGGGTTTTGTAAACAATAATATGCAATTAGTTAAAAAATTAGAAGAACGTAAACATCCATTTTGGTTTACTGATACTCCATATTTTGGAAGATTTGAGAATAATAATTTAAAACCAGACAATCATTATTGGCGAATTTGTAAAAATAGAATACACGTTCAATATTTAAAAGGTTGCAAGTCAGATAGATTTGATAAATTTGGAATAAAGATAAAAGCACCGGATTTTAAAGGAAGTAAAATTTTAGTATGCCCAAGTTCCTATGGTATTCACACTTATTTAGATAGACCCAATTGGACACAAGAAACTGTAGAACAAATTAAAAGATACACAGACAGGCCAATTAAAATTAGAGAAAAGCCAAGAGGCAAAGGTACATCTGGACCTTCGGTTGCTAAAGTACCTCTAGCAGAAGATTTAAAAGATGCTTGGATATGTGTTACATCTTGTAGTATTAGTGCTATAGAAGCCTTATGTATGGGTATACCTGTAATTTGTGATGACAAAAGTTTTGCAAAAGAAGTTGGTGGACAAGGGTTTGAAGATATCGAAAACCCATTTTTTGTTAGTTGTGAAGATTGGTTATATAGTTTAGCATACCAACAATTTACGCCTGAAGAGATTAAAAACGGAACGGCAGTTGAAATTTTATTAGACAAAGGATTACTGTGATAGAAAAAATTAACGGATATTGGGTGCCAAGTAAAGATAAACATCTAGAACAATGGAAGTCTGGAGGGACTTTTACGCAGAATAGATGCCTTAATAAATTTATAGATCACTGTAACCAACGTAATCTAAAATTTGATACTATTTTAGATGTGGGAGCATGGGTCGGCACTTGGAGTATGGCAATGCAACCATATGCTAAAAAAGTTATTACATTCGAGCCTGATCCTTTACATTATAGTTGCCTAATTAAAAATGTTCCCGAATCTATAGAAACACATCAGTTAGCACTTGGATCAGAGCAAAAAATGATTGCCCTCGACGATAATGCTCATACACAGGCTAAAAGAGTAATTGGTGAAGGAACTATACCTTGCACTACAATTGACAGTTTAGATTTAGAAAACATTGATTTAATTAAAATAGATGTCGAAGGATATGAAATGGAAGTTTTAAAAGGTGCTGATAAAACATTAGAAACAACAAAATATATTATGATAGAG